GGCACTCGGGAAACGGATGCCTTCGCCGACGACCGCATCGAAGCTTGCGTGGGCCGTCTGGCTCCCCACAAGATCGAGGAAGTGATTGCTGCCATAGAAGATATAGGCCGAGGGCTGGAACACCCGCTCGCGCAGCTTCTCGAGTTCGATGAGAACGTCCACCAGATCGGTCTTCATGGCGTAGAGCTTGAGGCGGTCCGCGAGGGCCGCGAGGTCGGTCTTGAGAGTATCGACCTGCCCGCTGATCTGGCCGCGCCAGATCTCGAGGGCAGTCGTGCGGTTCGAGACGAGCCGGAGGTTCGGAAGCTGGGTCGCCGCCCACTGCTCGATCGAGACGATTCCCGAGGTATCGAGCAAGGCATAGCAGATCACGACGACGTTGGCGTCGGTCGGCGGATAGGCCGGATCGGGGCTTTCCGTCCCCGCGACGGCCGAAAGCTCGGCGCGCCGCAGGTTCTCCATGGCCACGCTCTGCGGCTCGGTCGTGCCGACCTGCGCGTCGATGAGGAAGTCGCGCGGCTGCACGTCGGTATCGACCGACTGCCCGAAGGCGACAATCGCTACACGCTTCCGGGTGACCAGCGGCAGTGAATTGAAGACGTCGATGACGACGTTCTCGTTGCGCGCATGGACCTCGCCGCCCGCATAAAGGCGGCCGGGTGACAGCGTGATCTCGGTCGCCGCCGTCTTCGACGCGGTAAAACCGGAATAGGCCTTGCCGCCGTCGATGGCATCCTTGACGACGTGGTCGACGGACGCGCGGGTGAAGTCCTGCATGTTGTTGAGGTCGGCAGACTGCAATTCCTGCCGGTCCCGATAGATTACCTGGCTTTCCACAAATTGATTCCTTCTATGCCGCGATGTAGCGCCCAAGCGTCACAGCGCCGACCTTGAGGCGGTCGCCTGCGCGCGGGAAGCGCCAGGTCTTTGTGTCGAGCAGGATCCTGTCCCGGAGCGACTTCGAGACGCGGACCGCTTTACGAATGTCCGCTATGGGCTTGCGATTGCCGGTCATGAGATAGCCGTTGACGAAGGGTCCTGCCGTGCGCGGGGCCAGCTTGCCCTTGATCCGCGTGCGGACCTCGGCGTGATAGGGCGGCATCCCAAGCCGCGTGAACCCGAGATGCGTCGAGCGGATGCGGACGTCAGGGACCCGGGCGGGATCGTGAACATGCCAGCGCTCGTAGATGAAGCGCCACGAGATCGTCGGCGGCAGATGCTTGCCTTGGATGAACTGGCGCCTCGTCGCATAAAGCGCGGTCGGCTGACCATCGTGCTGCTCCGCGATGTGTTGCGGCCGCACATCAACGAGATCAGCGTCTGGATAGGTGGTGGTGTAGGCCTCGCGGCCCAGCCGCCAGTTATAACTGGCATCGCGCGGAATGCGGATCATACGCTGCGCCACCCCCATGTCATCAATGAGGAAAGCCTTGGCCTTCGGTGGCGCATCGAGATGCAGCGCCCGGGTCGGCTTAGCACCCAGGATTACTTCGTCGAAGGCAGCGGCGTGGAACCGTCCGACGCCTTCGGGCGTCACGGCGCGGATGGTGAGCGTCGTTTCCTCGCCCCGGTCCCAGAGCCTTGCCGTGCGAACGTAGCGCGACCATGCGCCAACATCCTTGACGCAACAGGCGTCGAGAAATGCCTTCGATCTGCCAAAAGCCGCCGACGTGAAATGCGCAAAGCGGTACGTGCCCCGGGCGACGAAGGGATGGATGCGCAGCTGCGGGAAGCGGGCGAGGAAGGCTTGCCGCTCTTCCTCCGTGAAGCCCTCCATCATGAAAGTCTTGGCCGGGGGAACGATGAAGCGGCGCGGATCCGCACCCATGATGCGGATGTGCTCTGCAATCGACGCCTGTGTGCCCTTGCGGGCATGCATCGGCAGCGAGCGGGCCGCCAGCGTTCGGTGCGTCTCCTCTGACCACTCCTTCTCCCAGAGATCCACCGACAGGCCCCAGGCCAGCCAGGCAAGATGCGTGGCCGGGATCTCCCACGGCCGCACCAGCTTCGGGATATCGACGGCGAGCTCATCGATCCGCGCGCCGGTGAGGTCGAAGGCCTCCTCGAAGGCCGTGTGGTTGGGCGGCAGCAGGGTTTGCCGGGTCATGGTATCACTCGTCCCGCAGCGAGCTGACGCTCACCTCGATGGCCTCGACGGCGTAGACCTCGGTGACATCCAGAACGAGATCCTCCGCCGGTGACACAAGGTCGACGGAGTGGACGCCCTCCTGATGCAGCGCCGCATAGAGCGCCGATCGCCGGAGGTTCATGCCGAGCATGCGGTTCTTCTCCACCCATGCGGTGACGGCGGCGAGTGCGCGCTGGCGCACCACTTGCGCATCGGGTCCGGGGTACAGGGTCAGCTTTGCTACGACCCGCGTGCGCCGGATGATGGGTGCGAGCACCTCCACCACATCGGTGAGCGGGCGGATAGCCTCATTGCCGAGATGCAGCCTGACGGCCTCGCGCTCAGCGAGCGTCGGCACGGGGTCGGCGCCTTCCTTCAGCACAGTGACGCGCACCACGCCCGGCCGCCGCGAGACCGCCGAGACATCCCGTGCCCAGGGCGCCACGGTGAGCGCATGGTATTGGTAGGCGCCTTCAGGCCCGGCGACCGAGAAGGCCTCGGGCGCGAGTTGGATGCGGCGGCGGAACCTGTCGTCAGACTCGCCTGCCTGCCGGGCGGTTGCGAAGAGCGCGCCAAGGTGATCGAGGTTCGTGCTGTATGACGAGGCCAGCAGGACGGCCCGCGCCGCATCGTTGATGCGTGCCCTCAAACGAAGCTCGCGGTAGGCGGAGGCCTCGATCAGCTTGCGGGCGGGCTCGCTCTCGAGGTCGATCACCCCTGCAATGAGCGGGAACCGCTCCACGAGGTCATCGCGCATCGCGGTGACGATCGCCTCGTAGTCGAGCGTCTCGATGATGTCAGGCGGAGCAAGCCCCGAGAGATTGATGGCGGTGAAGCGGCTCATTGCGACAGCCTCTCCTCGATCAGCATGCCGTCCGGATTGGCGTAGGCGTCGAGCCGCCTGGCACCCGCAACCGTAAAATCCCCGTAGACGGCCCGCGGGCGGTATTCGCCCTCGAGAAACACATGGAGCTGCCCGTCGCGCGTGACCTTCACTGCCTCGATGCGGGTCACCCGGAAGCGGGGCTCCCACTGCTCGATGGCCGAGGTGATGGCCGATAAATACGGCACCACCTCGTGGGGCGTGATGAGGCGGCCCAGAAGGTTGGGAACGAAGGACCCGTACCACTCGCGCATGATGCGCGAGCCGAAGCGGGTGTCGAAGACATCCCGCAGCGATTGGACGACATGCTCCCAGCCGGTGAGCGTTCCGCCGGACACGGCGTCGAGGCCGACGGATGGATCACGGAGATTTGCGGTCATGGCACCGATCTCCCTCTTCAGCCGCCTCGGCCATCGCCTTGATGCGTTCTCCGATCCAGCGCATCACATTCACCGCCATGGAATTGCCGAGGGCGCGGTAGCGCGGGCCGTCGGGACATTCGGAGGCAGGCCTGTTGCGCCACTGGATCACCGTATATCGGTCCGGAAAACCTTGCAGTCTTTCCGCCTCTTCGCACGTCAGCCGGCGCACCATCATCGGCGATGCAATGCAGGGCGCGGTATCGCCCTCCCCCGTCTCGCCCGACATGGTGAGGGCATTGACGAGATCGCCCATGTCGCCTCGTCCATTGCGGGCGATTCTTGGCTGAAAGGCATAGGCCGCGACACCGTGCCGGGCTCCGGCCTGCAGCGTGAACATCGGGTCCCCATCCTCCCCGACGCCGAGCCCCGCCCGCATGTCATCGGTCGAAGACGGTCCGGTGCGCTTGCCGACCTCGAGGAGTGGCACGGCCACCGCCATCTGTCCGCCGCCATTGGCGTGGCTGCCGTGATGCGGCATCGCTCGCAGAGTCGGCGAAAGATCCTCAGAGGCATCGGCGCCGTGATCCTTGGCCGAGAAGGCGACCGGCACCAGCGGCGTACCTCTGCCCGTACCATCTTCACTGCCATCGAAGCCCTCGCCGCGAAGC